AATCATGAGTATAGGCGGCGGAATCGAACGTAAAGGTAAGACTAAAGGCAAACAGTTAGGTATTGATGGTCCTGCAGTTAGCACCAAAAGCCAGTTTAAAAGTGGTAACAGCGTAGGTAAGAAGAACTCTGACATGAAGGCAGTGGGTCGTGGGATGGCTAAAATCCGTGCTCAGAAAGGAGGCTAACATGGCAATATACAGACAACCTAAAGAAGCCCCAGCTGCAGCACTTGATAAGAAAGATGTTGGGTATCCTAACAATATCCCTAAGACCAATACCAAGACAATGCGTGGTGCTGGTGCAGCTATTAAGGGTAAGGGCTTCAGCAAGAACAGCCAATAAGGTAGGCAATGAACTATAATGAGCTAAATGCTTCTATACAATCGTTTTGTGAGAACTACGAGACTGACTTCGTAGCGGCTATCCCTACGTTTGTAAGGCAAGCAGAACAGGCAGTAATAAACTCAGTACAGCTACCAGCAACAAGAATAAATCAGACATCAGCATTAGTAGCAGGGACGCAGTATATTACACTGCCCGCAGATTATCTGTCTTCTTTCTCTTTAGCTGTAGTTGCACCTACAACACTGGCGCAGTCATTTCTATTGAATAAGGACGTTAATTTTATACGCACTGCATACCCTTATCCATCAGCAACAGGAATACCTAGACACTATGCGCAGCTTGATGCTACTACCTATATTATTGGACCTACACCGGATCTGGCGTATACTGTAGAATTGCATTACTATGGGTACCCAGAGAGTATAACAACTGCAGCCTCAGGTACTACATGGCTTGGGAATAATTTTGACTCTGTGTTATTATATGGCGCATTAACAGAAGCAGCTATATTTATGAAAGCCGAGGCTGATATTATTGGGTATTATGCCAAGCATTTTAGTGAGTCACTTCAGTTACTGAAGGGCTTGGGTGATGGAAAAGACCGCCGAGACGCATACCGTAGTGGGCAAGTACGGCTTCCAGTTAACTAATTTTAGGGGATATTATGGCAATCACACAGGGAATGTGCAGTTCGTTTAAAGAAGAGCTACTAGAGGGTGTCCATAACTTACTTGGCGACCAGATATATATAGCTTTGTATACCAGCGCTGCAACACTGAGTGCAGCTACTACAATATACACAACGGCTAATGAAGTAATTAGCTCTGGTGGTACGCCGTATGTAGCTGGGGGGCAGGTATTACTAGGGACAACGGTTACATTAAGTGGCACGACTGCTATAGTTGATTTTACAGACGCAGTATTTCCCGCAGTGACTATGACAGCCAGAGGCGCATTGATATATAATGTTAGTGCAGTAAATAAAGCAATTGCTGTATTAGATTTTGGTAGTGATAAGACTTCAACATTGGGTGACTTTACTATAGTATTCCCAGTTGCAGATGCAGCAAATGCTATAATCCGTATTGCTTAGATTACCCCGTCGGGGTAGGGTAATACTTTTCAAATAAGGAGTAATATTATGTCATGGGAAACAGTCGTATCTAGTTCTACTTCTGGGGTGGCAAACACTGCCGGTACCAGAGCCTCGTGTATTCCGACAGCTAACCGCATTGTGCTGCCGAATAACTTTTTCTACGTTGGTCGTCGTATTCGTTACACGATGTCTGGCGCAATCTCATGTGCCGTTACCTCACCGGGTACAGCGCGTCTTGACATCTGTATGGGTGCTGCAGGTACTACGATTGTGTTTGATACAGGTGCGTTGAACTTGAACGTCGTAGCAAAAACCACAGTACCTTGGATGTTCCAAGTAGAACTTATCTGCCGTGCGGTTGGCGTTGGTGCTTCTAGCACTTTCTTCCCTATGGGTTTCTTCACGTCAGAAGCAGTCGTAGGCTCTCCAGCAAATGCTGCTGGCTCTAACGGCATACTGCAAGTTCCTGTCGGTACTCCTGCTGTTGGTGCTGGTATGGACAACACTGCAGCTTCTGCACTGGATGTATTCTTCACGCAGACTGTAGCTACTGGTTCATTCCAAGTGCATAACTATGTAGTTGATGTGTGTAACTAAGTTTTATGCCAATTGCCTTCCCAGCACCTCTACAAGATTGGTCTGCTATATGGGCTAAGAATGTAGTACAGAAGACTTTTAATGGGGTTCCTGCTCCTAATTTGGGGAACCCTAACTATAGGTTTTCTTTAGGTACGCTGGATGGAGGCATGGGGAAGTTATTAGCTAAGTCGAATGCTAATACAAATAATCCGGGGGGTAAGTATGCGGCAGCTTATATGCCCATTATTACCCCCCTATCCCCTACAGTTGATACAGTAGCACCCGCAACTAACAATAGATTATTTAACTTAATATTTGATTACACTGGGGCTGTAGGCACAATATTACCTATAGCGGATATGGGGGTAGCATTCCCCGCACCCATACAAGGATGGTCTGCTACATGGGCTAAGAATTTAATACAGAAACCATTTTATGTGGTTCCTGCGCCGAACATGGCGAACCCCAACTATAAGTTTTCATACAATACTCTTGGGGGTGGTTGTGTAATTCAAGCTATACCTAAAGCAAATAATAACCTGAATAATCCGGGTGGTAATTTTGCTATACCGTATACGCCATTTATACCGCCAGTCATAAAGCAGCAGCCAGTTAATATAGAAGTTATATTGACGTATGCATTTGATGCTACACCATTCCCACTACCTATTCCTATAACAGGAATACCTTTTCCTCCAGCACTACTTGGCTGGTCATATATATTTGCTAAGAGCTTAATACAGAAACCGGCTGGTAGCCGTATCCCCGCACCTAATCTGGGGAACCCTAATTATATATTCTCGATAGCCACGCTTAATGGGGGTATGGGTAAGTTATTGCCAAAATCAACAGCCAACTTGCAGAACCCGGGTAGTCTACCTGATAGAATTCAGATAGGAGAACAGAGTGCTACTACCCCAGCTGTTCCTACAGTTAATTCAGTTGTAGATGCAAGTATTATCTTTACTAAACTGCTACCTGCCTATAACCAGCAGTTGACAGGGGTAAGTCGTGACCAGTATGGTGTGCCACTGGCTAACTGTTTAGTTTCTGTGTTCCGCTCATTTGATAAAGTATTAGTAGCAGAAACTACTTCGGACAACCAAGGAAACTGGCAAGTAGCTGGGCTGGGTACATACAGTGGGCCGTTCTTCTTAGTAGAATATAAAGCTGTAGCAAACCAACCAGACTTGTTTGGCACTTCGTTAAGGACACTAGTAGCAACACCCCTAATACAGTAAGGCACTGCAATGCCAATCGCCTTCCCCGCACCCCTACAAGACCGGTCTGCTATATGGGCTAAGAATGTAATACAAAGCACCTTTGATGGTATCCCTGCGCCTAATATGGGGGATCCTAACTATAGGTTCTCTCTAAGTACGCTTGATGGGGGTATGGGCAAGTTAATAGCCCGTGCGAATGCTAATATAAACAATCCCGGGGGTAGGTATGCGGCGGCTTATGCGCCTTACATTTTACCTCTAGCACCGACAATAGACACGGTAGTTCCAGCCTCACGGACTACACTATTATCATCATTTTCTTCTGACCCTCCAGTCCCTGCAGCAGCAGCGCCCCTACCCATACCGGGAATAGCATTCCCGTCAATACCACAAGACTGGCCTGTTATATGGGCTAAGAACTTAATAGTAAAACCGTTTAACTTTATACCTGCCCCTAACATGGGGAACCCGGGATATGTGTTCAACAGTAGTACGCTTAATGGGGGTAGAGGTAAGCTATTAACATTCAACGCTAATACAGCTAATCCGGGTGTTAATAGTGCGATACCAGCTATGTCTCCGTTTGGTGTTGTATCAGCGGTACCAACAAGTAATTCAGTTGTGATTGCTGTAAGTAATGACCAGACTAGAGGGTTTAAACCTTTCATAGTAGATAACACTGGGTTCTATGGCCCTATTGTACCTACTGGCAACAATGACGTATTCCTCCGTTCTGTAGTAAATGGGGATGCTATAAATGATGTACGGCTACGCACACAAAATCCCGGGCAAGTCTTACTTGTAGGCGTAGAAGCTACTACTGCTGTAGGTGATACTAACGAGACAGGACTAGGGTTTGTTAGCGTTACAGGCGTAGAAGCAACCGGTGCTATAGGCGACGAAATAGTAGTAGCAAATGATGTAATAATATTAATCCATGATGGTTTACAAGCTACCGGTGCTATAGGCAATGTTATAGCGGAAGGAAATGCGGTTATATTATACCCATCAGGATTACAAGCTACAGGGTCTATTGGAAATGTAAATGTTCAATTAAGTTCTTATGTATTTCCTACTGGAGTACAAGGTACATTTTTTACAATTGGGCGAGAAACTGTATGGACAACACTGAACGTAAACCAGTCTAATACATGGGAAAGAATCGCCGCCTAATATGATATACCGTAACAGGGTTAATATCAGCGAAGATAGTAATGGTGCTGGGGGTGTGGTAAATACCCTGCCTTATGCATGGCCTGTTGATGCACCTATTAATCCGGGGGATATAGCTGTATTTGGTCAATCTACAGCGCCAACGGGTTTTACTAAACTAACAACACACAATAATAAGGCATTGCGGATAGTCTCAGGAACGGCTAGTGCAGGTGGCACACTACCATTTACTACAGTGTTTACTAGCCAAACCCCAACTGTAACTGGGCTTTCTTTAAATAGTACAACTATAACAATACCTACAATGCCGGGGCATACGCATATAGTACAAGGGGCTACACTTAATACATGTAGCTATCCGGTCCCCTGCGTGTATTATTCTGCATGGAATCATGTACCCCCCGGGGTACTATCTACGAGCAGTAGTGGTATAGGTGGTGGCTTAGGACATACGCATGCTTCTACTACTATATCAGCTGCTGTACCACTAGGTGTTAACTATGTAGACATCATACTAGCCCAAAAGAATTAGATATGATACATAGAAATAGTAAGAACACAGCCAGCAATATAGGATCACTACCCTACAGTATTAGTAATTTCAGTTATACGATACCGTTAGGGAGTATATCTATATTTCAGCAAACAGCGGCTCCAGTTGGATGGACAAAAATAACCACACATAATGATAAGATGTTAAGGTTAGTAGCAGGGACCGTTAGTTCGGGAGGTACGACAGGCTTTAGTACAGTATTCACAGATAAGTCAGTATCATTTGCAGCAAATACGCTTGTGGGGGCAGCTACTACATTATCACTGACACAGATTCCCGCCCATACCCATTTGGTAGGTGGCATAACCCAAAGAAAATGTTTTGCCTCCGGGTCTTACCTCCAGCCAGTAGTTCAGCCGGGTTCCACTGGACCGCAAGTCAGCCAATTAATTGGCGGTGGGGGTAGTCACCAGCATAGTACATCAGGGACCCCCGTGTCTCCTACGCTACAATTGTCGGTGCAGTATGTAGATATAATACTTGCGCAGAAAAACTAAATATTATGCTATATAGAAATAGAGTAAATACAGGGACATACATAAACATACTGCCCTGTCCCGTACCCACGCAAGTGCCCATTGCATCCGGTACTATTATGTTATTCCAGCAAACATCAGCCCCGACGGGGTGGACAAAACTAACGGCGCATGATAATAAGACACTGCGGGTGGTATCAGGCACCGCCGGATCGGGGGGTATCACTGCATTTAGTACGGCGCTTACTGCGCAAACAATGGCGACATCAATAGTGGCAGGAAGCACCACATTAGATCAAACGCAGATCCCACTGCATACTCACTTTGTGGCAGGGGGGGTCGTTACGTATAAAAATAGCAACACTAATGGGGGGTTTTATACGGGGATGGGTGCTGGCGCTCCGGCAGGAAGTACTGCGCCTATTGGAGGTGGGCAGTCGCACACGCATGCAAGTGGTGGATCAATGGACGCTTCGCTTAATCTATCAGTGTTATATGTAGATATAATTATGGCCTCTAAAAACTAGGTATGGGATAAATATGAGACTTACTATAGTGGCTGCGGATAGCGCAGTATATGTAGATGGTATGGCCTATGTAATACCTACCATAGATAACCACGTACCGGCGGGGGTATCGGCCCTACAGTGGGACCATGCGAATGGTGGGTGGGTAGAGTTTAATGAGGTTAGCTTTGGTGGACATAAACCTGCTAATCAGCGTATCACAGAGCTGCCTGTATGGGCGGTAGACTGCCAGAATCTATGGGATGGGGCGCATACAGCGCAAGAGGCGGTAGACCTACTGCAGGAACAGGATATGCAGGCCCATAGACAGCCTATAGGTAATGTGACCTCTACTGGGACGCAGGAATTCTGATGGTTATGTCTGTAGCTCCAGCACACAGTCTTACATATGATGGGGCGCAGTTGAATATATACCATGTCAATACGGGTGAAGGACTGCCTAAACATGACCATACATTCAGCCATGCGTCTGTATGCCACGCAGGTTCTATAGTAGTCCGTAAGGAAGGCAAAGAAATAGTGATGACTAAGAACACGCAACCCGTGAACCTAGTTGCTGATGAATGGCATGAAATAGAAGCACTGGAAGATGGCACTGTGTTTGTCAATGTGTTTGCAGCGCTAAAAGATATTATTCCTGTGTCAACTATATAAGGGGGGCAACTATGGTAAAGGATAAAATAGCATGCGTATCGAACTTATGGACACGGCAAATGCATTTTGAGCATAAGGGAGACACAAATAAGCCACATATGCACACATATGACCACATAACTTTGCTAGCAAGGGGGTCATTCAGGATAACTGTTGAGGGTAGGGAAAAGACATTTGTATCCCCGCAGATAGTATATGTAGTTAAAAATAAGTTACACTTCATAGAAGCATTAGAGGATGATAGTCTGGCTTACTGCATCCATGCGCTAAGAACCGGGGTAAAGGAGGAGGATATACTGGAGCCCTCTATGACCTTTGTAGAATCGGGTAATAGGACAATCCCCTCAGTCACGTCGATAATATTTACTACGCCCAAAGAATAAAATTCATATATAATACACGAACATACTTGGGCCCATCATGCCATCAACTTACGCAAATAACCTACGACTTGAGAACATAGCCAACGGCGAACAGTCTGGGAGTTGGGGTGAAACAACCAACAAGAACATATGCTCTTTGTTAGTTGACTCTATTGCAGGGTTAGCTACAACAAGCATTACAGGGTTAGCTACCTATACACTTACTTCATTTAATGGGGTAACTGATGAGTCTAGGAATGCAGTTCTAAAGTTTACCGGCGATATCGCTGCTGCTTGTACTATATACATCCCTACCGTTGCTAAGACCTACCTCATTGATAACTACACCAATCTTGCACTAGCTAAACAAAACCTAATTATCCGCACTGATGCGGGTGCTGTAGCTGCTACAATCCCTTTTGGTATATACACCGTGTACTGTGATGGTATTGATACATTTGTACAGACGGGATTTGCTGCTGGTGGAACTGTTACGGGTAATGTAGGTATTACAGGGACCTTAGGGGTTACAGGAGTCACAACACTAGCTACAACCCTTACAGGTGCATTAGTAGGAACAGCAGGAGTTGTAAGTGCTGTAGCCCCCGGCACTTCTGGTAATGTATTGACTTCTAATGGTACGGCTTGGGCTTCAGCATCGAACACTCCTCCATTTACAGCAGGTACTAAGCTCATATTTCCACAGGCAACTGCTCCTACGGGCTGGACTAAGGACACGACTGCTGCCATTAATGATTCTATTCTTAGGTTTGTTACTGGGACTGGTGGGGGTTCTGGCGGATCTGTGGGGGTTAGTACATGGGCTGCACAGACTGATACTGGGGCGCACACGCTAACAACTGCTCAAATGCCAATCCATACCCATACAGGCGGGTCAGGTAACACTACTCCATATTTTGTTTCTCAGGGCTATAGTCATGATGGTTCGATAGATGGCTCCAGAACTGTTAACCCCGATGACCATGATCTACTAGCTGCAACTAACTATCCAGCAGGGGGTGGTACAAGCCATACTCACCCACTTACCCAAGCCATTAAGTACTATGACTCTATTATTGCGAGTAAAGACTAATGCCATCAACTTATGCAAATAACCTACGACTTGAGAACATAGCCAACGGTGAGCAATCAGGGTCTTGGGGTGATACAACCAACAAGAACATATGCTCATTACTAGTTGATTCTATAACTACAGTAACCACAATATCTATTACCGGTTCTGGTAGTTATATCTTAACTGCTAACGCAGGCACTACCGATGAAGCTAGATCAGCGGTTCTACGGTTTACAGGGCTTCGTTCTGCTGACTGCTATGTAACAGCCCCGGCAGTGGCAAAGACCTACATTATTGATAACTTCACTGATGAGCCACTAGGTAATAAGAACATAATCATGAGAACTGCTACCGGAGCTGTAGCTACAGTCCCTTTTGGTAAATATGTAGTGTACTGTGATGGGTTAGATTTTTTTATACTAACGGGGTTTGGAGCAGGTGGAGTAATAAACGGTAACGCCGCTACTACAGGCAACTTCATTGCAGGTAACAACCTAACAGCATTAGGAGCTACAACACTAGCTACAACCCTTACAGGTGCATTAGTAGGAACTGCAGGGGTTGTAAGTGCCGTAGCTCCCGGCACAGCGGGTAATATACTATCGTCTACCGGTACTGCATGGGCTTCAACTGCTAATGCACCAGCTTTTGCTTCAGGAACACGTATCGGGTTTCAGCAAACAGCGGCTCCTACGGGCTGGACTAAAGATACAACAGCAGCTATTAATGATTCTATTCTTAGGTTTGTTACTGGGTCAGTTACCCCAAGCGGGGGTTCAGTTGCCTTTAGTACATGGGCTGCGCAGACTGCTACTGGGGGATACACATTACAGATTGCAGATATTCCAGCACATACGCACGGATACCCTGAAACAACTACATCAGGCGCTGCAGGGGCATCATCAGGTCGCCCTGTTTCAAATTTTGTTACAGTTCAAACGCAGTCAACAGGAGGTAGTGGCTCTCATTCTCACTCCTTAACACAAGGGTTAAAATTCTACGACTTCATTATTGCGAGTAAAGACTAATGGCTAAAGATGCTAAGATTTTATGTCCTTTGATGGGTTCTGAGTGCATTGAGGATGGTGCTATCAAAGATGGTGAGCTGGTCAAGTGCCGGTTCTGGGTGCATGTACAAGGTATGAATCCTCAGACGGGGGAGACAGTCTCTAATGGAGATTGTGCAATAGCTTGGACCCCCATGCTGCTGATCGAAAACTCCCAGCAACAAAGACAGACGGGTGCAGCAGTAGAATCATTTAGAAATGAGATGGTAAAAGCTAATGAGTCTACAACTAAAGCCCTGATTGAAACATCCACTCGAATGATAGGACCTATGACATGAACGAACAGGAAGTAGATGCCGTAGCCCAACGACTCTGTGTACTACTAAAAGAGAACCGCAAGGATTTTTTTGTAGAGCCTGAGCAACACTATAATGACCATAGGGATATAGCTAGTTTGATTGCAGACTATAAATCAGCTAAGAACATATTCTGGAAGGCATTCATAGGTCTTGCCGTTATAGGTGGCCTAGCACTAGCCTTAATTGGTGTGAGCGCCCATAGATGAAGTTAAAGAAACACTCTAGGACTCTGTGGTTTAATGGCGTCATGGGGTCAGTATCTATTGTGTTAGTAGGGGCAGAGTTCTTTACAGACTTTATTAGAGAAGTTGCACCGGCATGGGTAGCTACGTTATTACTAGGTATTTGTGCTATCAACAACGCTGCTAATTGGTGGTTACGTACGCAGACAGATGGCCCTGTAAAGTGATTAAGCCTAGCACAAGACAGTCAGTAGGTGGGTTAGGGATTGGTGCAGCACTGCTAGTTTCTGTAATGGTGCATGAAGGTTATACAGATAAAGCAGTAATACCCGTGCCGGGGGATGTACCCACCATAGGAGTTGGTAGGACTGAAGGGGTACACATGGGGGATAAGACTGAACCCGTGCGGGAGATGATGATGCTGTTAAAGAACCTAGATAAGTACGGTAATGGCATTAAAGCCTGTATTAATGTGCCTCTATACCAATATGAGCTAGATGCTTTTGTAAGTCTTGCGTATAATATAGGAATAAATGCTTTCTGTAACAGTACTTTAGTGAAGAAGTTAAACGCTGGAGACTACGCAGGAGCCTGTGAACAGATAATGATCTGGGATAAGTTTAAAGGTAAGCCATTGAAAGGGCTGACTAATAGGCGCAGTGAGGAGTACAAAACATGCCGGGGTTCAGCTTAATCGGGAAGATACGTCTAGGGCTTGAGCTGGCTGCTGTATTACTAGTTATTGGTTGGGTTTGGAATTGGTATAACAAAGCTCCTGTAGTAGTTGGGAAGTCAGTCTTAGGAGTTACAGCATCTGAGGTAGCTAGTGCAGGGACTGAAGGTGTTGTAATGACGATGCCAGTTATAACAGTTAAAGGCGGTAGGGTACTAAAGGAGAAGTTAAACCTGCCTAAAGAAGTACAGAATAATGATAGTAAGAAAGTATTAGACTCAGTTGTAGTCCCAGAAGATGGACATAGGCATAAAGTAACTCCAGTACTAAACACAGTAACAGGTAAGACAGAAACCTTTGTAGAGACACTACCACTTCCGTGGTTTCAGTTTAAGACTGATGGTGCTGTAGGTGTATACACAGGTATATCGGATGTAGGTGAAGCAGCTAGGATACAGGCACGGCAGACGTTCTTTAGCGTGAAAGCCGTAGACTTTGGTGGCATAGCTTCAGTAGATCAACCTTATGGTGCTGCTAGTAACAATAGCAATGGGTCGGTTCCTACAAGATTCTTTATTGGTGTTGGCGCAGAATATAGGTGGTAAGTAAATGCCTTTACAGAAAATAGAGCTGCGCCCGGGAATCAATCGTGAATCTACTACCTACTCTAATGAAGGTGGGTACTATTCTGGCGACAAAATTCGTTTTCGTTCTGGGTTCCCAGAGAAAATAGGTGGCTGGACACGCCTATCAAACACCACCTTCCTAGGTACATGCCGTGCATTAGTTAACTGGGCTTCATTGACTGGTAGTAACTATGTAGGTGTAGGTACTAATCTTAAATACTACATTGAACTTGGTGGAGTCTATAGTGATGTAACTCCTATCCTAGATACCATTGTGTACTCCAGTAAGATGTCTGTACCTTATACAACGCTAGATGGGACTATAACAGCGGAAGTAACTTCATTAACACTAACCAGCACAACGGGGTTTGCACCTTCCGGGGTTATCAAGATTGACTCAGAGCAGATATATTATGGTTCTATATCAGGCGCAGCACTGTCTTTATTATCTCGTGGGTATAACAGTACAACTGCGGCATCTCATACAACAGGCGCTGGAGTAGGTACATCAACTATTACATTTAATGATATTACTAATACTGGTCAAAATAATAGCTTTGTTACATTTACAGATGCTACAGGGTTTGGTGGTATATCAAATTCAGCATTAAACATAGAGCATCAAATAACAAAAACAATTGACTCTTATTATTACCTTACTGTAGCAGAAACAGCGTTAGGAACTCTATCAAATGTAGCAATTACAGGTATAAACGGTCAGTTTTCATGTGCCGCAAGCTCACCAATAAAAGCAGTATTTGGTAATAGTGTAGTTATTTCTGGTGTTAATAGTGGCGGTGGGTCTATTACAGGATATGTGAATCCAACAAAGTACTACATAACTGCTGCTAATGCTGGTGGTACAACCTTTACTTTATCAGCAACACAGAACGGCCTACCTATTGATTCCGCTGCGGGTACACCTATAGGGCTTACATACACTGCTACTTCAGAAGGATTTTCTACTGCTGCTGAAGCTGGAAAAATATTATCGTCTGTAGTGATTACAGGCATAACAGGTGCATTTACTTGCGCTAGTACGCCATTAGCGGTTGGTATGGCAGTGGGAGTTTCAGGAACGTATTCAGGTACAGGGTCTATATCAGGATACACTAGCCCATCAACGTACTACATAATAGCTACTAACGGGACTACAACATTTACCTTATCTGCTACTCCCGGTGGCGCTGCTATTACAACTACGGCGGGTACACCCACACCTTCAACATCGGGGGGTCCTTTGTTTGGGGCAAGTGGAGGGGACACACTAACAGCAGCCTATCAAGTAACTGCGGGGCTAGACATATATACAGTGGGTCTAGGTTGGGGAGCTAATGTATGGGGGCGTAGTACTTGGGGTAGTGAGGGCACTACAGGACTAGGACAGCAGCTTAGGTTATGGACCCATGATAACTATGGTGAGGATTTGATATTTGCACCTAGGGGTGGGGCTATATACTACTGGGCTTCTACTGGAGGGGTATCGGCTAGAGGGATAGCATTAAGTACCCTAGCTACAGCGCAGGCTGTAGTACCTGCTTATGATGGTAACTTTGTACCTAAGATTACTAACCAAGTTATTATGTCTGGGGATTCGCGTTTTGTATTATGTCTAGGAGCTAACTCATACGATCCTACTGATTCAAATACTGACTTTGATCCAATGCTAGTTCGGTGGTCAGACCAAGAAAATCCATACCAGTGGGTGCCAGCAGTTACTAATCAGTGTGGTGAGTATCGGCTATCTAGTGGTTCTTATATAGTCTGCGGTCAGACAACTAGGCAGGAAACACTTATATGGACCAGTAATGCTTTGTACTCCCTGCAGTATCTAGGACCACCATACGTATTTGGTATTAATTTGATGTCTGGGGAGAGCTCTATTATGTCCCCTAGAGCTATGTTTACTGTTAATAATGTTACTTACTGGATGGGTACGGATAAGTTTTATTCCTATTCAGGACGGGTAGAGACACTGCCGTGCACCCTAAAACAATACATATTTAACGATATAAATAGAGATCAGTCATACCAAGTATTTTCCGGGGGTAATGAGGGTTATAACGAGATCTGGTGGTACTACTGCTCGGCGGCTTCTACTACAATTGATCGGTATGTAATATACAACCACCTAGAGCGTATTTGGTATTATGGAACACTAGATAGAACTGCGTGGTTAGATAGTTCACTACGGCCTTATCCTATGGCAACTGACTATAACAACCGTATTTTATATCATGAATCTTCTTCTGATGATGAATCAGGTACTACCCCAGTGGCTATTAGTGCATATATAGAGTCGTCTGACTTTGATATTAGTGACGGGCAGGCTATAGCTTTTGTCTGGCGTATGCTGCCGGATGTATCTTTTGTAGGGTCTACGCCACCAGAGGGTGTACCACCTCAAGTTATATTATCTTTAGAACAACGTCGTAACTCAGGTACAGACTATGGCCCTGCAGGTGCTCCCCTGATTACATCGGATGTAACAATAACAGGAACAGGTGTAAATCGAACAGCTACATCAGTTAGTACAATGTTTAACTCTGTGACAATTGATGCAACTACTACTCAGCCTTTACTGTATGCCTTACAAACCCCAATGGGCACATGGAACATAACAGCTAAGACTTCTAGCTCTGTTGTGACAATTACTACTCCTAAAGGTTATGTAAATGAAATTGCTGTACTAGGTAAGTTATGGGCTAAACCTACAGTTACTAGAATTGCCTCATACCCTATTGAAGAATTTACAGGGCAGGTGTACACAAGAATCCGTGGTAGACAGATGCTCATGCGTATAGAATCAGAAAGGTTAGGAACTAGATGGCAGTTGGGTTCTGTTAGAATTGATATTCGTACTGACGGCAGGAGATAATATGGCATCGTCTATCCCACCAGTAGGACCAAACTTGCAGCTAGCTTCGGCAGAATACGATCCTAGGCAAGTAGATCAACTATCAAAACAACTGAGGTTGTATATGAATACTGTAGGCAATGCTAGTGGTGGTAGTAGTAGTGGTGGTAGTGGTACCGGTGGTGTTTCTGCTTCTTTATTTTGGATAACTTGGGGGTGTAATTAATGGCCTACCAAGACATTACAGGTATACAGATAGCCCAAGCCGAAGTTACTACGGGGTACACAACTATATACACTGTAATTGCAGCTCAACGGCTATATATAAAATGCATAGATGTGTGCAATACAAGTGGGGCTGCTACTACATTTACCATGCACTTAGTGGCAAACGGTAGTACAGCGCTCGTAGCAAATGCATTATTTTATGGTTCATCTATCGCTGCAAATGATAACTTACAGTGGACCGGTACTCAGCTGATGGACGTTGGTGGCACGATACAAGTTAAAGCCTCAGCTGCAAACCTAACTGTTACCATTAGTGGTGGAATAGCCGTATAATATACGGAATTAATAGGGAGTTTTTATGAGTTTACATCCAGACGTACAAAACCTAGCTGCCCAAGGGCGTAATGGTGACTCGATGCTTTTGCATGTCACCCCCGATGAGGTTCAAGGGCTTCATCAGTTAGCTCTGATGCATGGTACTAAGATGACTATAAACCCAGTAACGGGACTCCCCGAAGCTAACTTCATGAAAGACTGGCTACCTGTAATTGTTGGTGGTCTAGCTACTATTGCTACAGGGGGGATGGCAGCTCCTTTCATGATTGGTGCGGGTGCTTTAAGTGCCTTTGGTACCAGTATGGCGGTAGGTAACAGCTTTAAGAAATCACTGTTTACTGGTCTGATGGCTGGTGCTGGCGGTGCATTAGGTGCTGGATTAGGGGCAGCGGGGGGAGCGGCGGCGGGGGGAGTAGGGACAACAATAGGGACAGTAGCAGCAGAGGCAGCTCCGGGTGTATTTGGCGCGGCAGGGCGAGGAATAGCATCACAAGCGCTGACAAAGGGGATAAGTGCAGGGGCTACTGAAGCTGCTGCTGGCGGGTTGGGTGGGTTTGCCTCAACACAAGGAGCTAATCTAGCTTCCGGTGCTGGTAGGTTTGGAGCACAAGAAGCACAAGCATTGATGAGAACAGAAGCACAACAAATAGCACAAAATGCAACGCAAAAGTCATTTCAAGAAGCAGGTAAGATAGCAGCAGACAATGCAAGAAGGCCGATGGTTAATCAATTTGGAAAAACGATAGATCCCACACAGGTAAATAGGTTTCAGGCAGGGGGTAAGGGTCCATTTGAGCCACTAACAAACGCGCAGGCAATGGCAAACCCTAGCTATAGCCAGATGCCTAGCTTCCAAGGAATGAAACCCGGATACACAGCGCCTATGGGTCAGCCCCTACCAGCAAATATTGGCCCTGCAAGCTATGGCGCTCCACCTTCTTCTATCATGCCACCTCCTTCTATTACACCACCTGCTCCACAAAGTTATATGAGCGGTGTAAGCGATGCACTCTCTGCACAAGGAAGAGGGGTTAATAAGCTGTTTGAGCCCGGAGAATTTAGTAAGTTTGCAGGAAACAATAAATTAGCTTTAGCTGGGCTAGGTGCAGGAGCTATTGGTAGTATGTCATCGGACCGTCAACAGATTAAACCTGCTACAGCGCATGGCGATTACTATAGCTACCCCGGATTTACTCAAGGGTATGACCCTACAGGTGGGGCATCAGGGCAGCAATACTTTAACTATGACTACGGAACCCCAACAGTAACCCATTATGCTGATGGTGGTAGTGTAGGTAATGAAGTAAATAATGTTATGTACCCACAAAGCCAGCTACCCACAGGTGCCGTAGGTCAATATGGTAATAGGTCAGCTGTTCCAGTCCCTCGTGAGGTTGTAGGAGCGCAGGATGCTGTTGTTAACCCATTCACAGGGGCAGAAGGTATGGCTGCTGGTGGTATTGCTACACTAGGTGGATACTCTGATGGTGGTAGATTAACGCAAGGTCCCGGGGATGGTGTATCTGATTCTATCCCAGCATCAATAGGCGGTAAGCAACCAGCTAGATTAGCAGATGGTGAATTTGTAATCCCTGCTAGGATAGTGTCAGAGATAGGTAATGGATCAACTAAGGCAGGGGCTAAGAAGCTATATGCTATGATGGACCGTATACAGAAAGCCCGGAGAAAGACTAAGGATATTGCAGCTAATACTCGCGCTGATAGGTTTATGCCAGCCTAATGTCAATGCAGATTTCACTCGTTCCTGTAGAACATATAGAAAGTGTATGGCATTCAGTAGAGCGATATATAGCAGATGCATTATCTTACTACCCCGGCAGATACACGGTGGAAGATATAAAGATAGGTTTACTAACAGAGCCACGACAGTTGTGGCTAGCCTTTGATGGTGCTGTTATATATGGTGTAGTTGGTACACATGTTGTGACATACCCTAGGATGCGCACGTTGTTTATGCATTTTATAGGTGGGGATGAAGGGTTGACATGGAAAGCCCCCATGCTAGTGGTACTGCAGAGGTTTGCTAGAGATAATGACTGCAAGCTATTAGAAGCACAAGGGCGTACTGGGTGGAAGAAGATATTTGAAAGCGATGGGTTAAAGACACGTTCCATCTGTTTTGATATTCCTGTGGAGTGATATATGAGCAATAACAACTTAGATTTTGATGGACTGCTACCTCTAGATGCTTTTAAGAAAGAGGGTGGCAAGATGCGACTTTATGGGGGTCCAAGCCAAGCACCTGCGCCTACTAGCACATCTACATCGCAGACTACTATTCCTGAATACGCTAGACCGTACATGGAGCGACTGCTTGGCACGACTGAAGCACTAACTGACATAAGCAAAAACCCCTACAAGATGTACAAAGAAGGGGACCCTAATGCTAGAGTAGCTGAGTTTGATCCAATGCAGACACAAGCATTTAGTAATATTAGTGGTATGACACCTTCATCCCAGCTAGGCGCAGGGACTAACATGGCTACTGCTGGTGGTGTTGGGTCATTGATGGCAGGGCAGAACTATCAAAATATGGCAACTGACCCTAATTCAATGGCTGCATACATGAACCCCTACATGAAGAATGTAGTTCAGTTCCAGCAAGATCAGAATGCTAGAAACTACGGTATTCAACTACAAGCACAGCAAGCACAAGCTACAGGACAACGTGCATTTGGTGGAAACAGGCAGGCGCTAGCTCAATCAGAAGGCACTAGAAATCTTGGGTTTACCCAAGCACAGACAGCCGCACAAGGTTCACAGGCTGCTTATGATGCCGCTCGTCAGGCACAACAGTTTGGTACTACTGCAAACCTACAAGGATACCAACAAGCCATTGGTGCAGCTAATACCTTAGGGCAGTTAGGGCAGACACAATACGGACAGCAGATGGGTATCAATCAAGCCATGCAAACTGCAGGTGCTACAAAAGCAGCTAGAGATCAAGAACTGAAGAACATTGGATATGAAAATTACCAAAATCAGCAAAACTACCCCTATAAGCAGATCGGGTTTATGTCTGACTTACTGCATGGCGGTCCTTTATCCCAGACAGCAACTACTGAGTATGGCGCAGCACCAAGCCTGACAAGTCAAGCAGCAGGTTTGGGGTTAGCAGGTTTGGGTGTAGCGCAGGCGCTTGGTAAATCCTCCTAGGAGCAATTATGCAATCATCAATGACACCTATTAGCACCCCTTCTCCTGAGGTAATGTACAAGAAGTACACTGACCTTAGTACGCTTCATGATCCACGTGTAGATGAAGTGCTGAAAAAGGCTGCAATGGGGGGTGATCCTAACTACCCACAGGTATACGCTATCATGGCTATACAAGCTCGAACTGCTGCTAAAGGTCAGGCACAACAAATGCAAGGTGCGCAAGGTCCACAGCCTACAGTAGCTGAGAATGTCATAGCCCAAGCAGCCCCACCAAATGAGCAAGGGATGGCTTCACTACCTATAAGCTCTGATACGTTCCATGCTGCTGGTGGTGGGATGGTGTCGTTTGCTCGCGGTGGAGATATGTCTGGTAGGGGTGATATGCATGACTCTGCCGAACACAAAAAGTTAGTAAAGAAAGCTGCCGAGGCAAAAGCAAGAGCATTAGCTGAGTTTGGTGCATCACAAACTGGGTATAACTTCCCTAGCGAATATGTTTCTCCAGCAGGGGATGGAATATCGTCACCAGAAATGAATGCCATGATTGACGATGCTAGTAGGAGGCAAAACCCCCAAGCACCTGCTGCGTTTTCTCCAGAGCAGATGCAAGCATTGGGTCAATCACAAGGGGTAGATCCTAATGCAGCGGCAGTTGCCCGTACAAGGTCTATGTATAATGTAGCCCCGCCAGCATCGGAAGGCATTGTAGACTTACCTGCGGCAGGTCGTGGTAGGGTAATAGGAGGTGCAGAGCATTATAGAAATGCTGTTGGCCCAGATAAAGCCCCAACTTCACCAGACAACAGCGATGCAGCTGCAGCCTATGGGAACTTCGCACAGTCAATGTCTCGGATTAAAGGTGTCCCCCCTGCTCCCAAAGAAGTACGGGAACGGAAGATGCAAAAGCTAAAGCATGGATTAGAGCATGGATTCTTTGGTGATAAACGTCCAAAACTTGCAATGGATAGTGCAAAAGCTGCAAGTGCAAAAGCCTCGTCTGATGAAGCTCCTGACGCTAGCACCAGCGGTAAGAAACCAGCTATAACAATGGCTGAGTACAACAAGTTAGCTGCTGAAGGAGTAGAGAACCGAAGGAAACCAGCGGCGGTAGGGAAAATAAACAGAGAAAAACCTGCGACAGAAGTCAAAAAAGATGACAAAAAAGGTGCTGATAAAGGCATCACTGCGCTGAAAACAAACGTTCCACAAGCAGAGAAAGATATAGCTGCTGAAACTGCAGCCCGTTACCATAAGATGGTAGGTGAAGATCCTGATGCTGTTGATAGAAAGGCACGGATGGAAGCACTAGGGTTAAGTAATGCAGAAGAGAAACGCAAAGCCCCTTGGATGGCACTAGCTAATGCAGGGTTTGGTATGATGGCTGGCCCATCGCAGTACGCAATGCAGAACATAGGTGCAGGTGCTCAACAAGGTCTTGCCTCCCTAACAGAACAGCAGAAAGATATGGCTAGAGCCCAAGAACGTCACGCTGCAATGCAAGATGCTATTGGTGAAAGAGACTACGCTAGACGGGCTAAGGGTGCTGAGTTGGGTATGACTACAGAAGCAGCATCTAAGAAAGCAGCGCAGGATGAATCGCAGTTTGCTAGAGATATAGCAAGCCGTGAGAGAGTTGCAGGTATAACTGCTGCAGGTATGCAAAGTAGAATAGGTGCGCAGGAAACAGGAATTATGCTGCGTGGCCTAGATAAAGCACTTGTTGCGGCAAATAATGAACTGATGCTTGCTACTACCAAGAAAGAAAAAGATGCAATTAAGGCTCGTATAGCAAGTCTAACTACTCAGATGAATCAGTACTTAGGTATGGGTGATATGCAGGCGGGTGCACCTGTAGGTGGTTCGCTTGTAGCCGACAAATCGGGAATGATGAATTACACCCCTGCAAGTTAATCTAAGGAGTACGCATGCCTATTGTCAACATCAAGGGGATTGGGCAGGTACGATTTCCCGATACAATGTCCCAGCAAGCAATCATTGGGGCTATAGAAAATGACATCATCCCGCAACATGAAGCCCGTATTAAACCCGCTGAGTCTATGCGAGAGTCACTTGTTGGCGGGGCAAAGCGCGGGTTATCCTCTATCCGTACTGCAATATCAGCTCCTTTTGACGGTGGGCAAGAAGCAGGGTTGGCTGGACTCGAAAGACAAAAAGAAATAGAAGAGAAGCCCGGTGCTAGCCTAGACTACCTAAAGTATATACACGAAACCCAAGGTCCTTTAGCCGCAGCAAAAGAACTAGCCGCACAAACCCCTAGAGCAATTGCTGAACAAGTGCCAAACCTAGCCGCTATGGGTGCTGGTGCTAAGGCAGGTGCTATGGCAGGTGCTAGACTACCACTACCCCCACAAGGCAGAGCTATTGCTGGGTTACTTGGTGGTGCTGCAGGTGCATTCGGTACATCATTTGGCCCACAAGCCGGTGCTAACATTGAGCGTCAAGCCCAAGAAGGCAAGCAAGTAGACCTAGCTTCTGCATATGGCACAGCAGTACCACAGGCGGGTATTGATGTAGCTACAGCGGCTCTTGCTTTGGGTAAGGGCTTTGGAAAGATGCTGGGTATTGACTCCCGTCTACTTGGTACACCACAAGCAGAAGCACTAGCTGTACAGAAGCTAGCACAAGAATCAAAGAAGATGGCATTTGCTAAGGGTACAGCTAAGATGGCTACGCTAGAAGTCCCCGGCGAAGTTATACAGCAAGCGCTAGAACGCTACCAAGCAGGTCTACCCCTTACTACCCCTGATGCTATTAAAGAGTACACGGATACTGCATACCAGACTGCACTGATGGGTCCTGTTGGTGGTGCTAGTAGGTTGGCAGAACGCAGTTCAGCTATTAGCAAGCAAGAAGAAAAGGACTTTGCTGAAGCAGAAAAGGCTGCACAGGTAGAAGCAGCTAAAGCTAAGGCAGCAGACGAGATAGAAAGAGCTAAGAGTTACGAGGATCAAACTAAGGCTGACATGGCTGGCTTTGGGGCTGCTAAGAATGAGATGGCAGAGCAAGATACTAAGGCCAAGCAAGTTGAAATGTTGCTACAAACAGATCAAGGAACCCAGCACCTGAAGGATAACATCGCATTCTACCTTCCCGGAAAGACGATAAAGGATGTAGTAGCGATGAAGAAGCAGATGACCGATCAGGCAACTGGGGTAGGTGTACAGGAAGAGATGTTTGCTGGACCTAGAGGTCAACTACCCACGCAAGAAGAGGAAGTACCAGATGTATCAACCGAAGGTCAAGGGGAGCTATTTACTGAAAAGGGTAAACCCGCTGTAGGAGCTATGCAGGTTGATCCGCTGGTTATTAATGAGGATATGCTTGATACATATGGCATAGCAGGCAAGAAGGTAAGAGCTGACCTGACTAAGTATGGTGATCTAACTGACCCAGAGAATGTAGCAGAAGCTAAGAGCATACTAGAGGGCTACGCCGGAAAAGGTAATGTAGAGCAATTGCTTGCTCACCTAGATGCAGTAGATGCTGAACATAAGAAGCTGCAAGCACAGCAAGAGCAAGCACAGCAGGATGACCAACAAGCTACTGACACCAGATCAAAACAACTGCAAGGGCAGGGGAAACCAACGCAAGAAGCCTTCCAGCAAAAGGCTGAACAGGTACGTCAAAAGATACAAGACTTTACTGATGCTGAGAAGCGCCAGCCCA